CTAAAGTGATTGTTCTTGGACGAAAGCTATTGCCTCGATAGTAGCTTCTTCCCTCTCCTTTTCTATGTCGGAGTTCAAGCGGTCTATTAAGTCCATATTTCCCGTCAGCGCGGTTTTCACACAATCGGAAAACGTGACTATCAGCCGATAGTGACCGTATCCAATAAAGGACTTCGTGAGCTTCGGGAAGGATGATTCAGTTTTACCCATAACGCAACCGGATTAAGGAGCGGAAAAAAGAACGGTTCCGCTTTCCCGTTGCGTTACATATTCTCAAATAGGAGGATACAGTGAAACCATTAAGCTATCACACGGGGGTCGGAACCGTATATGCACAAGCTACTGGCAAAATTTATCACCAGTAGCTCTACGGTCGGAATATTACTATTCCTCCTATTCAATAAAGTATGTAACGCACCGCAAATATGGAAAAAATATGCGAAATAACGAAAATAATTCATGCAATAGTTGTATAATAACCAAAAGATTATTATCTTTGTAATGTCAAATAACAAAAGTAATCAACATGAGTAACGAACAAATTAAAAAGGACCTGCTTATACAAAGAGCATTCCTCAAAAAAGAATTAGACCAGCTAAGGTTTATTGCCGAAGTTACCGGAACTAACCAAGAAAAAGAGATTGATAAAAGATTAGACCGATTACTGACAATCGACAAAATATTGAAAGAGTTAGAAAAAAAGAAGTAAAACAAAGTCCCTCTCTCCGGAGAGGGCACTAAAAAACAAATATATGGCACTGAAAGATGAATTACTGGCATTAAAGCCGCTACTTGGTACAGACTCTCCAGAGTTCTATACCAAAATGAGAGAAATAGCCGCCAAGTACAATTCGGAAGAAGATAAAAAAGCTATTGCAGATTTCGTATCAGAACGCTTACAGAACATTGATAGGAAACTGGACGTTATAGAAGAAAGTGCAATCAAATTGCAATTACAAGAAGTTGCCGAAATAGTTTCTCTAAGCTATCTTGCGAAAAAGTATTTCAACAAGAGCCGTTCGTGGTTATATCAGAGGTTAAATGGCAATCTGGTAAACGGGAAACCGGCACGCTTTACTAAAGAAGAATTACAGACATTCAACAATGCACTACAAGACATATCTCAAAAAATAGGCTCACTTAGTATCTCATATTGATACTCTGTTATTTGACACCATCCCCGTAGTTGAGCCGCTACGGGGATTTTTTACTGAAAAAGAAGCGATTCATTCAACTGTCCTTTCCACAATCTCCATCACTACATGGCTTGACTCCAACCAGAGCCAATACCACAGCCAAAGCATAATCCCACCCAACCAAACAAAAGCCACATCAATATAGTACAAATTTAATATCCTGCTAACCAATACACATAAGAGTTCTCCGCAAAGCACATAGGCAGCAACCATAGTAACAAGCTGGTCATTGGCAACAGTTATCAAAACCAGAATGCCTATAACGGGAAGAAGGGAAATACAATCAATTAGAAGTTGTTGTTTGTCATTCATAATACAATAGGGATTAGAATACAAATATAAACATTATTTTGTATAAAACAACCCTCTATAATAGGAATTTCTGACAAAAAAGAAACGAACTATTATTACAATATAAACAAAAAGAGCGACTATTCAGCCGCCCCTTTCGCATTAACGAGATAGACATAAAAGTATCTCAAATCATCTCTGTAGATGAATCCGAACCACTACAGAGTTTCCATTCATTCTACAGTTTCTCCTTTTTCATTCAGAAGTACCGTTACTTCTTCAGTGGATTGATTTTCCTTGGTGATGGTCAACACAACCTTATAAATCTTACCGGTTTCTTTCTCGGAAATGAAAGCCTCCTTTATTACAGCCCCCTCATAGTCCTTAGCCAAGACATTCATAACTGCCTGAGGCAAGTCTTTTACTTCCACTTTTGTGAACTCATCCTGAGGATTTTGCTGAGTTTGCTCTACAGACTGTGTTCCAGAAACCACGTAAGCAAATGCTACTGAACTGCCTAATCCCATAACCATTGCTAATGCTACCAATACTTTTTTCATAATCGTAAGTTTTAAGTAAATAAATATAGTTTTTGTATTAACTATAGGACAAACGATATGCCATGATGTACATCAGTACATAATACATTATACATCAGCATATTATAAAAACAAGAAGGAATAATTATGTGTGGAAATATGTGGAACTGAGTACCACACATGGGGAATAATTACACAATATGGATTACTTAATTCTTGGGAAATGGAACAAGACAGCTGAATAAGCTGCCCCTTCTATAAAACAGTCAACAAACAGACATTCACTAATCAAATGACATAAACATAAGCATAAATAACCCGGCTAAAGCCATAGCAAATGCAATTACCATACAAAACTCTTTTTTCATAACTAATAATTTGGTTAAACACATATTTCCATCGCACGTTCAACAACGCACTCTTGTCTCCGACAAAACCTCAGCCGCATAAAAGCTGAGGTCCAGCATGTTCCTTTCAATATATACAATCAATTAGAGCACACAATGTTGGAACATTCTGTAAATCCAGTATAAAGAAACTGCAATGGCTGAAAGAAGGACTATACTAACACTATATACCGGATTCTACTATAAAGACAACTGCTTTTCTGAAATTCCCTACGTGACTTGAGGGAATTTTATAAAAGAAAGGATATAAATGAAAAAGCCCCGACGAAAGCCGGGACATGTCACACACAATAGATATGAATTGTTGCCTATGAATATAAAGGCAGCTTATTCAACCGCCCCTTCTATTACTTCCTTCAACCGATACAATCTATCAATGGCCGGATTATAGAAAGCATCCGGATAATGCTGCTTTATATCGCAGATATTCGCATTAACATACATAGAGGTGTCAAAAATATGTTCTGCCTCACTTAGCATCACCTCCTTGGGTAACTGGGTTGTTTGTGCCCATTCGATTATTGCCTTGACGGATTCCTCGTCATAGGAATATTTACTTTCTTCTGCCATAATTGCTATTTATGTTTTTATGAATTAGCCTGCACAAATATAGATAATTGAAGCCAATTACAAATGATATAGAAGCCGAAGTTATAGGAAATATTGAGGCTTTGCATTAATTTTGTCACTACTTATAATTTTTTACACCATATGAGCCCAAAGAATGTATATGAATTAATCCAGGAAAGACTGGAAGTGATTTTTAAAGAGTTCGACAATATATACATTTCCTTTTCAGGTGGAAAGGATAGCGGAGTGTTGCTGAACCTATGTCTGGACTATATGCGTAGGAACCGGCTGAAGCGCAGGATTGGAGTGTTCCACATGGACTATGAGATACAGTACAGTATGACCATTGACTATGTGGACCGGGTATTGGAGGCAAACAAGGACATGCTGGACGTGTACCGTGTCTGCGTGCCTTTCCGTGTAACGACCTGTACCTCCATGTACCAGAACTACTGGCGTCCCTGGGACGAAGCAAAAAAGGAAGCATGGGTCAGAGAAATGCCGGAGGGCGCAATGACTGTAGACGATTTCCCTTTCTATAACCGCAGGATGTGGGACTATGAATTTCAGACAGAGTTTTCCCGTTGGCTCCATCAACGGAAAGCTGCACGGCGTACCTGCTGTCTGGTGGGCATACGTACCCAAGAAAGCTACAACCGTTGGCGCACAATCTATCGAGGTGTGAAAGAGCAATATAAGGATTACCAATGGAGCACGAAAATCAGCGAGGATGTGTATAACCTATATCCACTGTTCGACTGGAAAACGGAGGATATATGGATTGCCAACGGTAAGTTCCGATGGGATTACAATAAACTATACGACCTCTACTATCAAGCCGGGGTAAGCCTTGACCGGCAACGGGTGGCAAGTCCGTTCATCAGCGAGGCCATTGAGAGCCTTGCCTTGTACAAGGTCATTGACCCCAACACTTGGGGACGGATGATAGGACGTGTAAACGGAGTCGGCTTTGCCGGACTTTACGGCAATACCCGTGCTGCTGGAAGGAGAGAGATACGTCTGCCGGATGGATATACCTGGAAGTCATTCATGGAATTCCTGCTTTCGACCCTGCCGGAACATACCAGGAGAAGATACCAGTCCAAGCTGGAAACCAGTATCAAATTTTGGAAGGAAAAGGGTGGAGTTCTCAGTGATGAAGTCATACAGAAGCTGAAAGACCGCAATATCCCCATCCAGGTGGGTGACAGTACCAACTATAGGACAGACAAGAAACCAGTACGAATGGACTACCTGGATGACATTGACATAGAAGAGTTCCGAGAAATTCCCACCTATAAGCGTATGTGTATATGTATCCTGCGTAACGACCATACCTGCAAGTATATGGGGTTCGCCCTAACCAAGGAGGAGAACAAAATGAAGAGTAACGCCTTGAAAAAATACAAGGATATTTTATAAATACTGCATTTTACAGTAAACATATAAAACTGCTCCGACTTTCGCAAGCCGGAGCAGTCCAATTTATAAATTTAAAGTCTTATGATGAAGATTGTCTGTTGCGCCAATGTTTTACTATCAGCATAACGACAATCAAAACGGTTACACAAACACAAGCAAAACCAATTTGTTTAAGCAAGGTGGATTCTTTTTTTTCTTTTATAGTTTCTGACCGTTTTTCCTCACGGATATTGGAAATGGTTCTTTTATCAGCCTTGACACTCGTAGTATCAACTACTACCGTCTGTTTATCCTCCTTCTTATTGAAATCACCTTCTACATGACCGTCAGCCAATAACGGAGATTTCCCGGTCAAGCTATCGGGCGGTTTTCTTGTATCATAGATACGGAAATCAATCACATAGTTACCATTAGCGGTAATGAGTTCGCTCAAAGAGGTACTTGCCCCATGTACGATATCGACCGATTCACTCGTGCTGTCCTTTCTGATTACTTCTGCACCGGACTTGACAGCTTTATGAGAGCTGCCACATGATAACAATAGGAACAGACACATGAAAGGAGCCAGCAATATATGCCGGCTTACCCAGTTCATAACCTTAGCCAACATAGGCAATGTCATTTATACGGTTCATCCAACCTCTCTTAAATTTATTGTTCGCCGGACGTTTTTTACATATATCCTCGATGAAATCAAACCGTGCAATCTTAATCATGTCGAACAACTCACGCGGGTTCCTGGCATTCACCGCAGCGAGTGTCTTAGGTCCAACAATGCCATCCACAGTAACACCAAGCAAACGTTGAGGAATCTTTATTCCGTGTACACCGGATGCCCACACCCAATCGACAAGGATATTAGCAACTGATTGCGATTTAATATCGTCAGCTTTCCATCTGTCCCAATAATGCGGTTTGAGCACCCGGTTAACGACATCCTCACGGGTAAGCAGACGCAGGTCATCCACGTCTATATCACCGTCACCGTCCTTGTCATAGCCGCATGACTTCCACGTGCCAATAGTCACACCCATATTCGTTGCACCTCCAAGGTCTGCCGGGTCATTCACGAAACCGCCTTCCCATTTGAGAATCCACGGCGCTAATTTATACACATTCGCCATTCTTATTTTCCTCCTTGATTTTTGGTTTTACATAAAAATACAATATATTTGCAAACGCCTTTGTTTAAACTTTAAGTTGTGTAGTATTAAGGGAAAGGGAGCTGTTGTGAAACACCTTCCTTTCCGCGAATCAGTAGCCGTTTTGCGGTTCTCTGTCACCGCATTTCTTCCTCTCACACCGTTTAAGCGCCAGTTCCAGTTTTAAGTCAGAATTAGCCTCCTTCAGTGTAAATAACTCATCCTGCACCTTACGGAGCCGGTCTGTCTGCTCCACAAACCGCTGTTCCTTCTCCGAAAGCTGCTTTTGCAGGAACTCGTTGTACTCCCGTAATGCCTTAAACTCCTCGACATCCGCATGTGCGTCCTCAATACGCGCATTGGTTTTGCGCGACATCCACCACTTAATAAGCTGCTTGATGCCCTCGATGCCACCGAGTGCGGTCACCAGCATAACCCAATCATCCATACCCATTTTATTACTTTATTTATAACCATCAAATTGTCAGACAACCACAAAAGTAAGTAAGCCTATGTCAAACATGCTGCCAATTCGGGATTTTCCACTGACACAGAATGTCAATGCAAAGATAGATATGGATGTAGCCTTCAAAAAGGACATTATTTTTTTGACATTCTCCGCAAATGGTCATCCAATGTTTTAGGGTTACATTTAAGCTTACGACATATGGCTGCCTTTGAATAACCATATTCGAGCATAGTTCTAATGAGAGGTTCCTTTCCTGTAAGCTTGTAATGCGTGTTTTTATCCCCCTTTTTCCGACCAAGTCGTATTCCTGCAGCTTTTCTGTAAGCAAGGGCCTCCTTGGTTCGCTGACTGATCAAATCACGTTCAATCTCAGCGGATAAACCGAAAGCGAATGCCAATACCTTACTGTTGATGTTATTACCTAATTCGTAACGCTCCTTGACAGTAAGAACGCAAGTCTCCTTAATCATACAGAGGTGAAGCATTGACATAATACCCATCAGGTTTCTTCCTAATCGGCTGATTTCTGTTATGATTAGAGTGTCGCCTTTCTTCATCCTCTTGAGAAGCGGGCCTAATTTCCTATCGTTAGCAATTTTGGTGCCGGAAACCTTCTCGGACACCCATTTATCTATTACAAGTCCTTTTTCCGTTGCAAATTTCTGGACTTCGAACCTTTGGTTCTCGACTGTTTGTTTGTCAGTGCTAACCCTAATGTATGCGTAAACCATTTTTGCGGTGAAGGTAGTCTTATTCAACAGCCTAACCAAAAAGGGTATTCTAATGACCCTCAAAAATACAAAGGTATGATAGAGAAGGTAAACATAAGTCAAGCCTTGAACAGCTTATCTGTTAAGGATGATGCAGATTTTTTCTATGGGGAAACAAGTAGTGAACCGGTGAAGATTAAGAAAAGCGACCTTAATTTGCAAATGAACAAAGCAAATATTGTTAAAGATGGAGACTTAAACAACCTTGTAGAAGCTGGAGAATATAGCGTATGGAATAATGTGGCAAACATTCCAACTAATAGCTTTTATTGGGTCAAAGTTATAGGTTCAGCTGATTTTGTACAAATAGCAATATCCTTTATCGACCTGAAAGAGTATAAGAGGTCACGAGTCAATGGTGTTTGGACTCAATGGAAATGATTTTTACTACTAAATAGAATATTTCCTAATACATTCTTTTTCATTCGTATCTTCTGACCCTCAAAAGTACAAGGGATATGATAGAGAAGGTTCTGATAACAGACACAAACGTGATAAATGCCATCACAAGGCAGCTCAATATAAAGAATATCAGGAATGAGATGTTCCCTACCTGGAGACTGACATTACAACCGGGGGAGGAATATGATTTGGGTACTGCTTATTATGGGGCATATCTGGTAAGAAATAGCGATTCTGGTGCGGCAGCTCTAATCATGGTGGGTGCCGGAGTATCATCCAATATACTGTTGAGCGATGGAAATAGCATTTCAACTGATTTTACCGCTGGAGGCAAAATCATATTGAATAAAAAAACGTCAAATGGCAATGTATATGTAAAAAATGGGAGAAGTACAGAAGCATATATAAATGTCATGCAGATAACTAATTATTAGCAGGGGTTATTCCCCTGCCTTCCTTACTCGTTCTCGATATAAATTGCTCAGTAACTTTTACTTTTATTGTGCTCATTGTTGTTTATTACTTATTTCCGTCATATCCTTTGACCCTCAAAAGTACAAGGGATATGATAGAAAAGGTTAATATAACAGATGCCAATGTGGTTGAGTTAATCAGAGAAAAACTGCCTGCTGCAACAGAAGCAAACAAGGGACTTATGCAAGCTAATGGATTTGAACAAGGTAAGAATATATTAAATGAAGAATACGATAGTAAAATCAGTGCCGGTGTATATTCATCTACTGATAATTTAAATAATATGGGCACTGGAATTTTATTAGCGCTAAGAGGGTTTCAATACACGGCCCATTTATATATTACCAACTCTGCAAGAATATATATTAAAACCATTCGTAGCAATGGAGAGGTTTTGAAAGATTGGACGTTAATAAATAATACCAAAACATAAGAGACTTTTGGAGTATCCATTTTCCTACCCTATCCTTTGACCCTCAAAAGTACAAGGATGATAGAGAAAGTAAAGTTATCAGAAGTGGCAACCGGCAATCCGGCATCACTTATTGGGTTAACATCCGGTCAAAGCTTGGCGCAAATGCCTATAGACCGTTTGCCAAAGACTGAGTATATCGCTATGGCATCGGGAACGGACAAATTACGATATACACAATTAAGGTATAGTACTACTTCAGGGGCAGGAAGCAGGATTCTTTTGATTGTCCCCATTTCCGGACTGACTGGTAAAATGGATGCAGCCGGAGTCTTGGGTAGCCTATATGTGTTAAGAGCTGGAATGGACTACATGCCTATGATGGTAAAAGCCGATATAATGCTGTTCCGTTCCTCTTCATTCCTTGTTAATGATATGAATGTAATGGGAGTAAGTGCCAATGGTCCTGTAAACTTTAAATTGGGACATTGTACTTATGAAGGGCAGTTATATCTTGCGGTTAAATTCAATACGAATTATTCTATAATAACTTGTTTTCAAGGATTCTACACGACAGATTGTGTATTCCGTAACGTTCTTGAAGAGAATGTTACGGACTGGACAGACTTACTATGAAGTTAAGGATATGATTGAGAAGATTGATATTAAAGATGCAAGCATTGCAGAAGAGGTTAGAAAGCAGATGTCTGTTGTAGGTAAAAAGGGATTATACCATGGAGTTCTGTTGCTGCTTTCTGCCTATACATAAGATAAACGCTGTATCCGTTGATGGTTCTTTAGAATATAACTCTTTAACAGATACAAATCTTATAAATGAAACAGTTGGAATAGTATAGGGGCACTTGCCCCTATACTATTCCAATGTAGCTTCAAATCCTCCTTCGAATGCACTGTTATCCGCTGCTTCCATCTTCATTGATATGCCAAAAGAACTCATTAGGAGTACATTTAGTATTGGCGTATAGACTAGCCGTTCAGCATAAACACGGCACTTCCCATCAGCTTCAGTCTTAGCTTTAATCTTAATATTATAGCTACCTGAGAGGACTTTGACTTTTAGATTAGGATTGCCTGTTACATCACCAGCTCGTGATATGGAGATGTAATATAGGCTAGGCATTCCGCTTGATGTTGCAGATATAGACAAAAGAATTGAGCCTGTAACTGGAGTGCTTGTAGTCTCAAACAGAAGTACACTATACGCGCCTTGGAACTCCGATAACACACCTGATGGCATTAATCCTTTATTGGAAACTGTAGCCACTGCCATCTTATTACGAATACTATCAACTACTCCCGTGGCTGTAATATCAATCTTCTCCATCATACCTTTGTATTTTTGAGGGTCGTCATTTTCGGATAAAAACGACAACCGGTTTAACATTTTGTTTTTATTCTCGTTTTGTTTAATATTATTCTCTCTAGCTAACAGGATCTTCATAAGTATAATTACCCAAATCAGCATAAGAAAACGAAGCTCCATTGTCATTTGCTAAAAACCATAAACTGCCTAATGATATAAATTCATATCTTCCGGCTCCAGATATACTTGCTCTATTGCAATATTTCATTTCACTACCAACGACTGCTGTTTCATTAAACGCATTCTTAGTGACAACTGATATATACCCGTATGTGCTCGCTAAGTCTTTGTATATCGTCAATGATATCTTCATTCCGGCATATTGAGCAGCATCCGGTAGCATATATACAGCAGTAGAAATACGATTAGGGCGACCATTGATAAAATCAGAGCCAAAAGCCGGATTCAAAAAGAAATACCCCTCGTTTGCACGGAAATCATGCATCCGAACAAATGATGCATTGGCAATAATTGTCCCCTCAACTTCAACATTACGTCCCTTGAAGCTCCCAGTCAGAAAATCAAGGAGTAAGTTTGGTCGAAACTTGTTTGCCGGATTCATCGGGTCATTGTAATTAAAATCTTTATATCCGCCTACCGTTTCTACAGCAGAGCCATCGGCTTTTATTCCGTATTGCGAAAACATATACTGCCCATAGAACACCGCACTTGCCAGCTTGGCGAAATTCGCCATCAGTACCTCGATAAAGGCATACTGTATCTTGTCCATCACTATCCATGTCGCCTTACTGCCGTTTGCCGCATAGTCTGTCTTGGGGTTGACACCCCTAAATGTGCCCTCCTTAGCCAACACGTAGTATTGACCTTCACACAGTACCATCGGTGTCGATAGAGCCGTACGGGTGTAGCCTGTGGATGCGGAATATTCTCCAGCCGGATAGACCAGCGGACCGATCGGTCCCTGCTGGAGATACTTCACTTCTCCCGTCTTGCTTGCCAACGCTTTCTTTGCCATATCATGCTGCCGTTGAGATTGTCCATGAAACATTGCCGCCTGCCTGCTGGCACATAGCTTCAGTGCAGGTACCGCTTGCCGCAGCCACATTCGCCGTAGCCGGATTGAGAATGACCCCTGCCGAATCCATAAAGACAAAATAGAACAGCATATTCTTTGCCTTCGTGGTCTGTCCCCGCTTGACAAGGATAGGCGTATAAGTCACCGAACCTCCGGAACCGGAAACAATCGTCTCATCCTCGGGATTGGGATTAGTTATGATGTCGTAGGGGTCTGACAAGTCCATCACCGTCTGCGTGTCAAGGCCTATCAGATTGCCGCCCTGCGACACCTCCACCTTAAAGATGCCCGTAGTGTCAACCAGGCTGTCCGTAACGGTCAGACTCTTGCCGGTCTGGTCGACGAGTGTCTGCCAGGCACCGTTAACCATCCTGGACCACTTGTAGGTTAGTCCGGAGGTGATCTCTGACGCTCCACGTCTCGCCATTGCCGTGAGAACGACACTGCCTCCCTTCTCACGGATGGCAAAGTATTTGTCATCTCCGGAAACGATGGTCACCACGTTCTGGTTGCCCACACCCTTGGTGATAGGGATGCTGTAAACGAACTGCACCTCATCCGACACGTTGCCCACGGTCACCGTAGCCACCGCCTTGACGCTGCAGCTCGCACCGGACGACGCCTTCACCAGGTTCTTCACGATCTGAAGCCCGTAATAGTTCGTAGTGCCCGCCTTGTAGGGGATGTACTTGAAATGCCCCGTCTCGCCGCCGAACGTGTTCGTGGAAACGTTGGATGTGAAGCTTATCAACACGTCATTGAAATACCACCTGATGGAAGAGGGCACCACAACCCCCTCAGCCACCCGTGAGGAGGTGAGAAGGAAGGAGAGCGTCGGCTTCATCGTGGTGAAGTCGGGGGCTATGTTTGTCGGAGCACCCGATTCACCATCATACTCTTGATAGAGGTCGCCTTTGTCGCACATAATCGCTGGCATGTAAACGCCAGACTTTTGCGAAAAGATTACCTGCCCGACCTTACTCGCTACGCTCATCGGTCACCTCCTCCCCGTCTTTATCCATGAAACCCTCCGGAGTGGCGACCTCCACCGGATCTTCCACGCCGTCTATCTCACCCTTGGCCTGCTGCGGGGAAAGGCACACGCCCCAGACTACTGCCGCCCGGTCGAATACCGTATCGCCGGGAAAGCCTGCCACATCGGCCTGCCATAACAGCACATTGCCGTCGGCAGTGCTGTTGCGGATTCCTGCCACTCCCAGCTTGTCCGCAACCTCTCTCGTCACTTTGATATAAAATGCCATACTGCTATCGATTAATGGTTAAACATCCCTTTTCCTTGCCACTATAAACTTACCGCTGTCATCCGTCACGTACTTGCCGTCAGATGTCACCACCGCCGCATACGGGCCCTTGTCAATCACCTTCAGCTGTAGCATCATGCCGTCGGTGCATGGGATGGAGGGCGAGTACCCGGCAGCGGCCAGCACGTATGAGGAGGCGCCGGCCGCCTTCGTGTACCATTCGCACTCAAGGATGGCCTGGGGATTGGGGACAATCCCTGCCGTATCACGGATGACCGGTTTCGGGTATATCATCTTGGTTCCGTCTGCCACCTGCTGCGGAAATCCCTCCCAGTCAATCTCGATGCTGGGAATACGCCTGCGGATGGTGGTGGAGACATAGTCTATGTCACTGTCCGGCTTGGATGAAGGAGCACCGTCCTTCGAGTACGATGCTTTCACGACGTAGGTCTGTTCGTGGCCGATATAGTCCCGGTCTATGGTAAGCACGTTCTTTGTCAGTGATACGAACTCCCAGTCATTGTCGCCGTTACCGTCGGTAATCTGCTCCAGTGCGCCCGTATTCAGCTTCCGATAGAAGAAGAACTTGCACTTGTTGGTTGCTGTGACATCTACATCACCGACAAGCAGTCTGGCGGTGATGGCCTGCCTGGCAATGTCCCGACACGGGTTCCAATCAAGTGCCGACGGAGAGTCGACCATCAGCTTAGGCTGCGCCTCGCTGCCGTCAACGGCGCGGACAAGACGGCTGAAACGGTAGACATGCGTCTGTCCGGTACGCTTCGCATCGACATACTCGGCGTAGAACTCCAGTGTTACCGGACTGCCGGGAACGGCGTTCTTTTTCACTTGTATCTTACCCTTCTCGGCTCCGGTCTCGGTAATGACATAGCTCTTGTTGGCAGATGTAATCAATGTCCGTACACCGTTCAAGCGCTCGTACCACTTCATGTTGACCAATGACGCGTTGACCGCACCCACCTTGACCACCGCATCCGGGTCGGTGGCATTGCACCGGGGGAACAGCGTCAGGGGGGTAAGCGTGTAGTCCGGAGTGTACTCGGCCTTGTCAGCCTGGTACACCTGCACGTCCGGCACGCTGCCGACAACCTCTATCCCGCCGCTGGTCTGGAGAGGGCGGTAGTTGACCTCTATCTTCTTCTGTATAGTCTGCATAATTAGAAAGTTATATAATTCATTGTCTCATAATTGTTCTGCCCGTCACGCAGCAATACCCGTGCGATGAACTTGCACCCGGTCATGTTCATATAGTCGGGGCCGAGGTCGTTGACCGTCAGCGGCAGTGACTTGCCGGTTTCCGCGTGTGCGACCGCCCAGGCGTTGTCCTCGGTGACGTTGCCCGTATCGCGCGTCCACTCCACATCACTGTCAAGGATATGCGCCGTAACGTCACGGTTGTACAGCTCACCGGTAATGGTGAGGGTGGTCGCAAAACGCTCCGCATCGAAGTACCAGCCATTGGAGCTTTCTATATCGATGCTGAAATCCGGATTGCCCTCGACCATTGCCCAGCCCGCTGCTCCGTACTTCGGTTCGTCGGTAGTGCCGGAAACAAGACACATCCACTTGCATCCGTAGTGCCACACGGTATCGTACATCATCACACGTACGGTCTCGGTCTGTGCCTCGCGGTCGGCTTGGTAGGGTTCTGCTCCGGTGGCGGTCTCCATGTTCCACTCTCCGCGGTCGTTGGCGATGCGGGGCAATACGCCTTGGAAGTCGATGCGGTGGATGTCCTGCGCTACCAATCCCCGGACGTAGATATAAGAGTGCAGGTAGTTGATGGGCAGGTTGTCGAACAGAGACAGATGCTTCAGCCTGCCGACGATCACCGAATAGTTGCTTTCCTCAAGGACGGGTTTTGTGACCCCGTTAAGCATGCAGATACAATGCTCACGGGATGACAGATACCAATAACCCTGCCGTTCAGTATCAACCGGGTTGCCACGGTGTGATAATATCATCAACGGCTCAGGAGGATAATTCTTGCCACCCGGCACCTCGCTATCAGGGTACATCACAGCGTTGATCGTATTGGCTGAGATGTCAACATGCAAGACACGTAGCCAGGAGGTATAATACTTGCCGCCACCTGATGCAAGGTCATTGACAACACCATATACAACATCGTTTTCTGCCAGTGCAGTAAAGTCGTTATCCCACCGTTTCTTCATCTTCAGGCTGTATGTGCCGTCTTCAAGCTGCGATACACTTTCGATGGTACCGGACTCGGAGAAGGAATAGTCGCTCTCCATGGCGGAGAGACGGTTGAAGATAAGCTCAAGGACGGTAAGGCTGTCGCGGACCTCGAGGCGGGACAGCTGCATACGGCCGTCAGGGAATATTCCGGCACCCTTGCCCGCGACCATAGAGTCGATAAACTCGCCGAACTTCAACAGAAAATTTGTGCCGTCAGCCTGGTCTTTTCGAAGGAACACCTTTGATAATTCTTCGATGCTCATTCCTTGTTGAATGAGTTCAAGAATGCCAATAAATGTCCGTCCAACCCTCTCTGCGGTATTCTCTCCCTCAGAAGAGGCGTTCCTTATCTGTAGAGCAAGTTTCCTTAATATGTCAAGTGTATCAGGCATTATTCACCAAGTACTCTAAAAGTTACACGATTAGCATTAATCCCTCCACTTCCCCTATACAGCGGAAAGTCTTTTTTATTATCATTCAAATACCGAACACATTCTTTCATATACCTATCAGCAACAGAGAAAGCATCATTATAAGCCATAAGTTTCTCCTTAAAATCAGAACGCGATGAATATTCGTTATCTTTATTGACAAATCCAAAACGGGTGACATTTCCATCTCCATTTTTCACGATACGAGCATAGGTATAATATGCCAATGTCGTTTTCAGCCCTACAAAGGAACGTTTGCCTCCACATTCTATGGTATAAGAACTACCATTAAGCAACTCACTATAATTTTCCGGATGTTCTTTCACATCTAAGAATAAAGCATCACCCAAAGCTGACTTCAAATCAATGTTCTCCGACTCCCGAATATATGCCTCTATCTTTTCCGTATCGATGTGTATTGACATCGTACGAGCCAACTTATAGACCTCATCTGTTGTTATTAGACATCGCAGCATTTCTTATATATTTAAGAGGTTGTACACTAAAGTCATTGGAAGGATTGAGAGGTTCATACCAATGCGCAAAAATTTTCTGAAAAGCCCGTTCAATCATGCGTTGTTGCTTTGACACAATAGAGTTATAGTATTCAAAAGCATCTTCCAATATATCCCCAGAAAAACCAACCTTACCAATCCGGATACAATACCAAGGCTCCTGCCCGAAAGCCGAATAAATACGTTCAACCACACTGGCATCAGTAACGGTAAACTCCTTATCATAATTTTTAGGACTAATATCCACAAACTCCGGTTTTTCTTCATCAGATTCCAAGGTTACCTCTAAGACCTTTGTCGCATTGGTGTCTCCTTGTAATTGCACGATAGTATCAGAAAAACCAGTATCTTCATTAGTCCTATCCTCTTTTATAGGATTTCCGTTTTCATCAAAACGTACCGAAGAAGCACCTTTCTTTGTAATTATCATCCCGGAAGGCATGAAGTTACAACGCACATTACGATACTTCACATTGGCTAATCCCTCATCCGTACTCATTTCCGTAATCACACGGTCAGCTCTTCCGATAGGATACACGAATTTCCCTGTGTTGCTAATCCATAGTATCTGCCCCTTATAGTTTTCAATCCCTCCGGCAGCCCGAATTTGCGCATAGACCACCTCCTTACGTGGATTAAATACATCTATAAACTCCACATTTTCTGGTATTACCTTTATGGCTTTTCCCTGACGGGTTTTCTTTCCTGTCCAATCCGGATGAACTGCGATTTTTGCGATATATCCGGATTCATCCTCCTCCAACAAACGGCAATTTTCAAAGGGGATGTGCTGTACTTCCACTATATCTGCGAACATATTATAATTAACATGTATCGCCATCCCATCGTAATCAGCAACATCCTTGCAGACGAAAGCATGGATGTCATCTGCCGTATCTCCACGGCGGTTAACCACATATTCAGAAAAAGCAACCTCACGAAACCCATTTCCCTCTATGAAATTGGCATAACGTTCTGCACATTCGCTACCCGTTGAACTCGCAGCGATGATATTTCTTAGATGTTGGGGATATAAATTATCATCACCGTAGCTTTGGATGCCAAGATTACGTAAATAGCCCGTGTCAACACGCCTATTACTCTTCTTCTTTAATTCATTTACATTCATCGTTCCGTGAGGTTATTCTTTATTTCACCGTTTCTACGGCTTCTATAGTCTGCTTAGAGTCAACTACAGATTGAGCCTCTTTAATATGAGCATCCAATACTTTAGCTGTAACTTTCTTCCCGTTCAGTTTATAAGTCTTGAACGCATCTCTCACAAACTCAGAAGTAGCACCTTCCACTTCAAAGGCTTTCACCAATTCTGAAACCAAAGTTTCATCCAATGGTAAAGCAGGACTCATCCGTCTTTCAACCCTTTTCTCCCAATCGGAAGGCGTTGAAGCAAAAAAGACTATCCCTTTAGGATTTTCCGCAAGATACCTTTCTGCCGCTTCGTCAGTAAGATTGTTGTTGGTGTACATTTCACTACTTCCAAAGCCTACTTGGAGCAATACACCATTTTTCAATGCATAACTTGATTTTTCTTTCATTTTTCCATATCTTTTTAAGTACGAATACATTTCAATCACAGCGTCACGATAGCAATCACCACATGAGGTCTTGGTAAATGTCCTACCAAGAACTTCATGAAACATCAGTTCAATGTCTGATTTATCAGAAGAAGAAAGGGAGACCTTATCCCCCAATCTCTTCAACTTATCAACCATCTCCAAGACAAGCATATTCCCTCCTATGCTGCCGGTTCAGCCGTCAAAGTGTTGACAGCAGTCTTAGTTGCTTCATAACTCGTCTTGAACAAGAATAATGCAGATTTAGGCGTTTTCTGCTCTTCCAAGGTAACAGCCCATCCACCTTCAGTATCCTCGCTATACTTATCGTTGTCGATAGCTGTAGCTGTAAGCCCTTGGTAGTAACCATACACCTGAAAAGCGGCATCACCAGGGTTTCCTTCTTTCTGTAAACCCTTATATTTATTCTCCAACACCACAACATAGGTACCGTTAGCCAATCCGTCAATAACATCAGCGCATACATCCGGGTCGTTTGCCAATATCACAATCGCGACAGTATTGGTAAACGAACTACGATATGTGCCAGCCACTAATGAGGTCTTTGTACCCGTAAATGGATTTTTACCAGGAACAACAACCTTATAAGCCTTCTTCCCGGTTTTCATAGCCAGCGTTTCAATCACATTCTTTTTTGTAGAATTGAATACTGTGGCTGCAAAGTCCACATCCGCACGATTCATTATTACCCCTTCCTGCTCCAATCCTTGTACTACTGGATCATCACACGACGGAACAATATCTTTCTTTAAAATATCATCACATACTCCCATAGAATACCTCCTTTTGTCAATATGCTACTTGCACCAAGTTGTCCTCGCCAATCATAGAACCGAGTTTACCAGTAGAATAGATATAATTCTTACGGGGTTTTCTTTCAAACCAGATATCAAGGTCAGATATCGGGTTATCGCCTTCACAACCGTACATTAAATTGTCCGGAGAACATAGAACCGCACGGTGAGGAAGGTTCAGTTTCGTTTTATCGTTCTGATACGCTTGAATAAATCTATCCCAAATAGAACATTTTACGACCGTAACGCCGTCATACTCTCCTACTTCAAGGCCGTCAAAAATGACCGTCCAAGGCATAATAACCTTATATTTCTCCCTCACATCACGTGACAAAGAATCACATAATGATTTTGTAGCAAAAATTGCATGTCCGGACTTCTGGAAAATACGGCTATCCGCATCTTCAAGCATCGTGTCAAACACAGATGTAGCAGCCCCCAATTCTTTCATCTTGGACTTCTGCAAAGCATAAGATGCTTCAGAGTTGGCTGATATAACGGTATGCTGACCGGAATTCTCTGCACATATGGCAAACAGGCGTTTAAAGAAACCGTCACATGTCTTGAACAATTCTACATTCAATCCATCCGTAATTTGACCGGAACCGTCAATATTAGCGGCATCCTTGTCTCCAAACCAAGTGAAGCGCCATAACATTTTCATCATTGCTTCCGTCAGTTTTGGAAGGACAATCCCATCCATATATTCAGTAGAAGTAAGGTCCGCAATATTGGTACCGGTCTTCAAGCAGTACTTTGCAATAGTATTCTCCAAATCCTCATAGCACATTTCCAACGGAACTTGCCAGTCGCCAATTTCCCATACTTTCTGGGCGGCAGCGATAGCCACTTTTTGATATTCAGGGTCACATCCGGCACCTGCGATACCTACATCCTCCATCTCACCGATGAAGCCAACTTTCTTGCCATTGGTCACTTTAGGCATGAACGTCATAAAACGCTCCATATCCTCATTTTGAAAGACTGTCAGTTCAATCAAGTCTTTCAAATCCTTCACCGCCTGATTGTCTGGCGTCAATTTTGAAAAATCTAAAATAGGCATACTCAATTCTCCTTTCTTTACTTTTTAGTTCTCTTCTCCCTTTCCTCTCTCAACTTTCTTTGAATAGGTGTCTCCTCTGCACTTGCTTGTGTCTCAACAGTATTCTTGAAGGATTGGGTACGCAAAGAGACTCTATAGGTTGAACAATGTTTTGCTAGCCAATTCTCACCTCCTGCCATCTTTACAGCATTCAGTATCTTATTGTCCTCAACTGTACGGGCATTGGTTTTCAATGCCGCATTTTCCTCTTCAAGTTCTTCAATGCGCGCCTTTAAAGCTTCAATCTCCTCGTCACCGTTTGCTTCTTCCGGGTCTTTGATTTCTGTAATCACTCCGTCTGTTACAATGATAGTCTTACCATCGGGCATAACATGCTCGCCATCGGGGGATGCCGCATCTCCCACCTGCGGTTCTCCTTCTTCACGTTCCACCGTCAGTGTATTACCTTCGGCATCTGTCAGTTCCATAGATACTACCGGAATGTCTTCTATCTTCTGGTAGCCACATTTCGCAAGCAGTCTGTCAATGATAGATTGCTTTACCGTTACTTGTTTCTCTTTGTTCATTTTCTCACTATTAAGTTTATAATCAGTTCCTTTTGCTGTAGTCGGTATAAGAACATCAGATATAAATCCAAGTTGTTTTGCAACCTCACCGCCAAACCATGCCTCCTTGTTCATCTGGACCTCCAAAATGGTCGATTCAACTCCTGTCCGTTCAACATATACAGCCATCATCTTATCCTTTTCCGCTTCCAGACTTGATTTGATGGATTCTATAGTTTCAAGGTCCAATAAATCATCATATCTTGCCAAATATGGTTTGTGGATGAGAAACTTTGCATGAGGATAAGCTTTTCTGCGTTCAAGTGGAGCAGAAAGCAAAATGATGGTAGCCATAGAAGCACATCGTCCAACAACGGTACAAGATATTTCCTTGCCCGACGCACGTAATGCATCATAAATAGCATACCCCTCAACCGTATCACCGCCGCACGAATGGATTTCAATGTCAATTTTAGGGTCAGCCGGGTCAAGCCATGAAAGGAAGTATTGGATATCCGGAAACGAAAGCCCCTCGTCACCGGTCAAATACCAATTTTCCATTTTATCCTTATCAGCTACAATGTCCTTGTTAATGTATAATTTAGCCATATCACATAATTGTTTGTAACAAAGGTAGAAAACATGATACGGCTTGAAGAAAATAAGAAGTCTATTCCACTGACACGCTTTGTCAGCAACTTTTTCAAAACAAAAAAAGAGCGGAATAATTCCGCCCCCCCTAAACATCCACCTTACTTGAGAACTTATCTATTATCCGATAAATTGTCCTTTCCGCAATATTATACTCATCGGATAAATATTGCATGATATAAGTCTTTTTATGTCCCTCCTTTGACAGACGGACATATTCTTGATACACGGGAATATATTTCACATCCCCGACATCAAGCGAAGCATCCCCCATCATTTGAAGAAGACTCTTATTCAATATCAATAGTTCATATGCTTTCATATACTACCAAGATTTTCAACGTACTTAACCCTATTAGCAACAGAGGTAAACTCTTCCACAGAAACCACCGGAGCAGGCGCCATCATCATACCTTTTGCAACAGCTTTGGCCAGCATGTCCTCTCCTAACGCCTGATTGGAAGAAGCTGTTACATTAATGGGAATACCTCCTCCTATCTGATTGAAAGCCGACAATAACGGAGCAAACATCGAGGTTGCAGCAGCCGTCATTACACTTTCACCGTTGGACAACATAGCAGGTATGGAATCGCTTGTACCGGAACCTGGCCCTTCAACTTTACCTCCTTGTGCAAATTTAGCACTTTTCACCGATTTCATAGCCTTTCCCATAACAGTAGTTACAGATGCCACTACAGTACCTATCGCAGCAAGCATGTCAATCCATGTTGCAGATGAGCGGGTAGCTGTTTCTACGGCTTTGGCAATGGCTACCCCTTGTGCGATAGAAACCTCCGCAATAGCCAGTATTTTCGCCAACTGGACCATATTCTCGTTATCTCCTGCCGCTTGTTCCAACAAATCAGAAAGATTCCCTGCCAAGACAGAAAGGGATTCACCTTTATTTTGCTGCATCTCCACTTCCTTGTCAATGACCGCCTGCTTTGCATCCAAGTATTCTTGGTCTGCAGCAAGCTGTCTGGCCCGGAATTCGGCATCACTCTCCTCTTCCATCCGTCTCAAGCTGTCTTTCAGTTCAAGCTTCTGCTGTTCCTGCATACGAAGAAGCTCAAGTTCACTATATCCATTCAATTTAGCTTCTGCCAATTCATTATCCAATCGAAGTTTGAGTGCATCAGCTTGTTTCTTTGCTGTATCATTCTCATGTTGAACGGACAAATCATCAATCTCTTTATTGTACTTCTCCGTGACAGCAAGCTTCATCTGTTCAGTAAGCTCTTTCTGACGAAGTTCTACGTCACGTTGGACAACAAGTTGCTGTATTTTGAGTTGGTATTCTTGCTCACTTCCAGCTTTTACGGATTCAAGTTGCAGAGAGATTAGTTTCTGCCGGTTCTCCACCTCCTTCATCAGTTGTTCTTCCGATAATTGCTGTAATGCATCATTTTTTTGCTGTTCAAGTGCAATAATCTGATTATTTATAGCTCCACGTGCTTTCGTTGTAAGGTCTTGTTCCTCAATCAAGCGAACACGCAAATCTTCTATTTGACGAGAAAACTGACGTTCTATCTCAATGGATTGTTTCTCTCTACTGTCCTTAACCAGCTTAAGCATTTCATCCTCAGCCTTACGAATTTCTGAAAGTTCTTTTTCTTTTACAACTTTAGCCTTATCTACTGATTCTTTCCGCATCGCATTTATTTTATTCTGGGTTTCCTTATTACGGGTATAGCTCTCCATTTCCTTTTGAGCTACGTCCGAAAAAACTTGAGAGAATTCCTTTAAATCTTTCACTGTACTTTCTGATATACCCAATCGGCTAATAACCTCATCAGCCGTTATTGCACCTTGTGCCATATCATCAAGCAATTTATTAGCTTCACCAGTAAGTTCTATTTGCCCAAGAAGATTTGCCAATTTCTTTCGGCCAATATCAATGCTTTCCTGCTGAAGTTTATTTTCCATATCGTATGCTTTTGTAGCCGCATCAGTACGCTCTTTCAGGCTTTTTGTAGTATCATCCGCAATGAGCTTCAATCTTTCAATCTCAGAGCGACTTGCCGCACGCTTCATATTAAGCATTGTTTCCGATTTCTCTAACTGTTGCAATGCATCATTCAGTGCCCACGCTTGTTTCGCATCATTTGAAATTTCTTTTCCAATACCGGAAAAACTATCCTTCATATCCTTTGCTGCGCCAGAAAAATCACCAGAGAAGAATTTAGCAATAGCTCCACCAAACTTTGCAATCCGGTCTATAATCACATCAATAATTGCCCCAAAAGAGGACATTACATTAGAAAGAAATTCAGTACCTTTTTGCGTTTTAGCCAACCATGCGACCAATGAGCCCAACAAAACAACAATAGTCCCAATACCAGTGGAAATTAGTGCAAGTTTCAACACTTTTAAAGCTGCAGATAACAAATTACTTGTTATAGCCGCTGCTTTTTGAGCACCAGAGAACATATTCGCAGTGACCGTTCCTGCTTTGTACTGGACTGTTATTTTAACCAATTCATCCTTCAAACCACCAACAAATTCCTTTGTACCTCGCAAGACGCTAACGCCACTGCGCAATATGGAAACAAAAGGTACTTGGGCTTCTGTAGCCTGAAGTATCGCATCTTTATAATTACCCACATTCCGATAAAAGCGCTGCGTTTCTTCTTCCGCACCTTTCAGTTCATCGGTAATGGCATTTATCTTATCTTGCAGCTCTTTGCCTTCGCCCCCCTCACGCTCTACACGACTTAATCTGTCATAAGCAGCGGTAAGATTGGAAAGCTCAGCCCGCAACCTAACAAGGCTTCCTTCCATCTCTGTCTGCTCTTTACGTTCATTTTGAATTTGTTTATTCAGTACACGGATGGCATCTGTATATTGTTGGGTAGCAACCCTATTTTCGGTTAATTTAATATTATATTCCTCCCTACTCATACGGCCTTTCTTCAAATCCTCCTTAAGAGTTTGTTCTACTTTTCGAAGTATATCCAACTGCGTACGATACTCTGCTATTTTACGGATAGCATCATCATACTTTACCCGAATTTCCAATATTTTTTCACTTGTATTGTCTTTCATAATTATACCTCCAATTGTAACAATTTACATTCACATATTCCCGTATCTTCTGCCTTAATGGAAATAATGGCATAATATCTACCATATTGGGCCAAGTAAATTGGAACAGTCATATCCAAGTCTCTCAACTCAATATCATTTATTTCTATCTTTTCTGTGATTACTTTAGGCATATAAATGACCTCACTATAACTTTTGTAATAAGAGTTAATCACAGAAGAAAAATCAAGTTCCTCAAATGTTCCTTTCAGAACATCTGTATCATCTGTACAAAGTAAAATTCTTGGCTCCACTTTCTCTAGAGAAGATTTACCATCACTGTCATACTTATATAACTTTATAGACGCAACGCCACCTGCCATATCAGTACCAGCAAATGGAAGCGTAAGAATATCACGCTCTGAATCCAAAGTGTAATCTAATACTTGTAATGCTCCATCATAAGAGCCATTAACCGTAGAGTCTTCTTTGTAACGCAGATAATTCAGCTGTGCGAAATCATTCAGCCTATATTCCAACATATTAGGTTTATTCTCCTTATAAGTAGCAACAACCTTTTTTGTCCAATCATATGCTCTTGTTTCATTTTCTTTAATAGTATCTACAGAAACAAACTCAATGGAATTTGAATCATTCTTACCAGGAACAGCAAAAACACCGAGAATTGCAGCAACAGCTTTAATAAAATCTATCTGTTTTATTTCGGGCAAATTTGCAATAATCGGGAAGTGCCCATATCCTGCATTTATCTCATCATCTATCGAAGGCATCACTTGATCACATATAGCTGTAATGCTAAATGAATTATCCATAGATATACCACCATCATCAATCCACCCTGCGTCAAGTAATCCAAACAAAATCTCCTTACTTTCCTCTAGCGTATCTGTCTCTATATCTGTAAAATCAAAATAGATAGTATAACTATTTGTGTTATGCCTCTCAATCTTGCTATAATCTATAGTTGCAATATCGACTCTTGTATCATCATCCATAATGTAATAAGCAACCAGACATGCTCCATTAGGGTATATAGAAGTGGATACATCAAACGACACATTACCATTCATCAAAATCTTCATATTCGGAGCATTAAGTTTAAAGCCTTGAATATAAATTTTTCCAGAACTACTTTTAAACTTGGTTATAGTCCCATAATAGCTTGAAAACGACTTATCTGCAAAATACAATTTTTCCGGTTCTCCCTTATCAAGACGTCCATGTACATAGTAACTAAACTCTGCATGTAATGCATTTTTTGCAGCATAACTTCTGCTATCATTACGAGTTAATAAGGGTACAAACAATCTACTTAACATAAAAGCGCGATTAGCAGGAAACGTAAAAGTGACACCATTATCTTTCATAATTTGTAACAAAATCCAGGTAACCTTACACCCAGGATGATACCACCCTGTTGTATCTTCCCGCCGTATACCATAGTCTACTTTAGGAATAAAAAAATTACCGGAAGCATCCCCTTCAAAAGAACCTACTTTCCAAAATACATGATAATCTGGAAAATCATCATCAGCAATGACCTCATAATTGTGTCTATCCTTCAAATCACGTAGCGTTTTATTTCCACTTATAATATTTGCAAATCTAGAGACATTACCCCATGAAAGAGCAAATTCAAAAACATCCGATGTAGACAATAAGACCGCAGTTGCGTTATTGAGTATCTCTATCCCGTTACGAAAATAACGAGCATTCAGTTTAATTCTAGGATAAACGATGTCGCATGAAGGTAAATCAGCATGCATGATTGCACACTGATTACGTATAGTATTCGGAAGTTTGATAGTATAAGAATTATTACTTATAATCTTACTCAAATCCGTAAATATATTACTTTTGAAATTGAGCGTTACTTTGGTATCATCATCCAAATCCATCAGTTTATCACCAATGAATAGCATATCGTTTCTCATAAGCTTTGTACTCTTGTTTCTGGTAATATGATTGTTGCTACGAAATCCTGTAATACAGCTCTTGTCTTATTGAAATTACCAACAGATACATTCACCGCCTTCCAGCTATCAACTCCATTCACATTTTTACCTGCATACATATCAACAACGGGTGACAACGCGAGTTGAAACAAGAAGTCAAACGTTTCAGAGTCCACTAAAGGAGCACACACCAACAATGTATTCTCTTCTGTTTTTCTCTGCTTACGTCCTGAACCTCCATGATAGCCATTAACATAGTTATAGTCTTGCATATTATTACGAATGAATTCACCATCATTGGCAATTTGTTTGCTCTCATCACCACGTTTAAACAACCAATAGCAATAAAAGCCATGACGATTTATCCAACGTAAATAAATTCCATCCGTGCATTCATCAACTAAAAGCCTCACATTTGCGGCCACATTCGTCAATGCGTGAAAAGTAAAGTCAAAGGTATTATCGAATACACTTGCTCCCGTACTAGTTCCAGGGAGATTCAAAACAACATCCCTATTCGCATCAATACCCTGCAAAGTAAGATTATACACTTTGCGGTCAGACAATATGATGGACGGCAAAACTTGACCGTCAGCAGTCACACTAACAGTACCGGCCCCCGCAGTGTACATACCGACCGTAAATGGTAAGTTCCTAAACCATGTTAGAATACGGTCACCATTATATCTTTCGCCGACTTTCATTGCGCCCCAAATAATAAAAGTATTAAACTGGAAACTTTCTCCGATAGTGCTATCAGACGTATACATATCCACTTCAACAGAGAACAGACGCCCAAGCTGACTATCTTGTGGAATAGAGGATTGATAGTCAATCTTGCCAAACTCCGTTGCATCAAAAGCCGATTGCATATAGAAAGACAGATCAAAGAAACATGCGGTTTTAAATAATGCACGTTTTTCCTTATATTCCTTTCCGGTAAGTACGTCGGTTATCGTTGCTTCCACCCATGCCCAAGTATATCCACTAATATTTATCACTACCGGATTGAAACAGAAAGATATTTCATCCGGATACTCGATTGTAGTATTTCCTATCTTATGCGTCCTCATTACTATGCAAATTTATATGTTGTACATCGTTCAGAAAAACACCAAACACACGGTCCATAATATCCCGTATCGCTTGTGTAACACTCGTTGAATATATATCCTCATGCGTTCCAGAGTGATAAAGCCTAGTACCCTCATTTGCAATCTTACGAGCTACGAGATAAGCAAACGATTTAGGTTTTTCTACTTGAATCCTCTTATCCACCACCCATTGCTGAATTATTTGCCAAAAACCTTTTGGGATTTTTCCCGGTCCGCGTCCTGTTTCCAGAACTCCAAAAGCCTGTCTACCGAATAAAACACCATGATTATCATCTACTACGACATGCAGGCTCTTGATGGTTCTTCCGCTTGCACGCTGTCCAGCTTGTATATGATTCTCAATGATACGCTGCCGAAGTTTATCCAACTCCTCGTTCAGTATATCTTTAACGTCCTTTCTTCTGTCTTCCATAACTAACACATGGGTACTCCTTGAACCTCTTTCAGTTTCAATTCTATTACTATTCCAGTAACATTTACATCCAGCTTATCATAGAAAACGGAATAAGGGACTTCATCGCTTACCCACTCAAACAGCCCGCTCCTATTCAACTCACGGATAAATTGAACTGCATACCCTTTGCACCTCTCAATAACCTCATCATTCTCCACCCCGTCAAAATCAAACGCCGTCTTGTCTACAAAAGCAATCATGCAATTTGGGCAATCTCTTAACTGAGTCCTTGATATGACGAACTTCCCAGATGCAGGAAGCAGATTTATAATGGCCGGCAATGGCATCTTATCCAGCCGAACGTTGGCGGTCACCCAGTTATCAAATAAATAGGTAACTCCTTCCAGCTTCTCTGCGATAGAAGCGATTTTCCTTTCTACACTTATATTCATTGCTTATTCTGATATATTTCTCGTAATCGACGTTCATAACGTATTTTCTCCGCGTCCATATCAAGACACTTGTACACTCTTACCCATGGAACACTCTCTACCTGCTCATGGTCAGTTATCCCCATACGGGTAGCATAGTAATCCACCAAGCCAAACAACCCGAACGAAAGCTTATCCACTCCGGCACGTCTTTCTTCCGGAGTCGGTACTACGCTCGTAGTTTCAAAAAGCTTGGTAATACGTTCAACCTCCCTGGTTACCCATGTGGAGAATCCCAAAATATCCGCTACCCCACACTTCTCTATCTTATCAATAGACAAACCAAGGACAACACGGCATGGAACCATTATACAATCTATTCCATTGCGTATGGATTGCAGTTCCATCAGCTGACCTATAGTGAGGTCATTCAGAGTCTCCGGAACTCTTACACCTGCGACAAAGTCCGGTTTAGGCAACTTCCCTATCTGATCCAACAGTTCAGCAGCATTGCTCGCCACGTTACTCAATATCAAAAACTCTTTTACTGTCATATCTGTCCTAATTTTGCTTTTGGTCTTTTAGGTATCGGTTTTATACGGAAAAGCATTGCCATTATCAACATGTCGAGGTAATCCGGAGAATGTCCGAGTATATCTTTCATATTCTCCTTGCTGATTATCCCTTTCTTCCGGGTATCGGCATCTATATGGTCTTGCTTCAAGACGGACAATTCTTCCATTATGCGCTCTCTTTGCGCTTCCGTACATATAATTCTTATCTGCCGATTATTTATTAGCTCTGCAAGCTTAAATGCACATTCAGACTTCAGATTGTCGTACTCTGGATTAATAGGTCGGTTACCACCATGAAATTCTTTGATGCCATTCAAATAACTTTCAAGGTAGCTTCCAAGTCCATCACTATCAACGACCATCATGCTACGTGGAATCTTCCACTGTATCATCATGTTTTTAAGGTCCGTCTCAATAGATTTACCCGTGCTATATTCCTGGTCTAACCGGATATAACACACATTGCCTACCCAGTGCCCTCCGACAAAGCGGTCACGTCCTTTCATGGCAAGGTCAGCTGCTCCCGTCGATAATCCTATCGGTTTTACGTGCTCATTTGCGAATAGGTCACAAATAGCATCATAATCACAGAGTGCTGTCGGGTCGTTGTCATACTCCCAATTACCATAGTACAAGCGCTCCTTTGTCACTTTGTCCCTGGTATTACGGAGCGTATCTATGTAGTCCTCGGTAGCGTAGGGATTATCCTGCACCAATGCTTGAATAAAAGCGTATGGGGCTTCCAGCCTGCCTTCTTTCCACGGTTTATAGAACTCACGATAAAGCCAGTTCTTCTTCGGATTGCAAGTGATAAGTATCTTTCCGGATATTCCATACACATCATTCAAGTGCCGTCCTATACGCGTCTTCAAAACCTCAAATGCGAGGTAGTGAACCTGCCCGGCTTCTTCAATCCACCCTCCAGTAAACTCCTTAGAGCCCAATCGCTCATACATCGGGTCTTTGACGGGATAATATGTCAAGTCAAGAAAGATGATTTCCGACCCATTCCCCAAAAGTATACCGTCATTGGTCTGCTTGTAATCAGTGAATCGATGCCACTTTGCCACCTTGTCGAAAGTGACAGAGATAGACTCACGGCTATCTTTCAAATTATTTCGGCCAGCGAACCATCGAGTGCCCGGGAGATAGTAAGCACATTGCATAAGCCATTCACACCCAAGCCATGACTTTCCACCTCCACCAGCGCCACCATAACACAGAAACTTCGTAACATCGTCACGAAGGTAGTTATAGGCTAACCTCTGCTTTATATTGACCTTATATCCCATTACTTGACTTTCTCCGCATCTTCTGTATATGGTAGAAAATTAAATCCTTTGAACTCTTTTCCTGCATTCGTATGGTCCACCTCCTGCTTGTCAGCAAGCCCTAACTTTCGGGCAATGATATTCGCATTGAAAGCTCCAACGCACGCTCCCTCAAACTGCTGCGTTTCGATGGTTTCCTCCACGCGTGCGATGACCTCCAAAAAATCTTCATCATTCTTATTTCTACATTCGGAACGAAAAGTGCTCCACCACTTGGAAGAAGCACCTACATAAATACAGAAACCGGTTAGGGAATACGGACGGGAAGTTGGGGAAACCTCTTGTTGTACTTGTTGCTCATTGACTGTCTCCACTTTCTTCCCTTTCTTCCTTCTTACCGGAACTGTCTTTTGAATGGCCTTTTTAGATAACCATGGGTTTTCATCGCACCATTGGAAATACTCACATGCTGCCTCCCACAAGAGTTCCGGCGTAGAAAAGAGCTTATCCCTTCCATGCTTACTTCTTAACATCCAAAATTTATTTCCAGTTGGTGCCGCCATCTTATTTCTTCTTGAATCGTTCGTCCAATATCTTAGGAACAGTGTTATTCCAATTAATCACGTGGTGCAATCTTTTCGTTTCCTCGCTATGGCCCATCACGCCCACCTTCACAGAGGTTGGCATCATCATAACCGTATAAAAACTCTTGACATATGTCCCTTGACTCATGTATATATCCGTCATACCTCCTTTATTCTTCTGCGTCTGCTTCTGGTTTAGCGCCACTTGTGGAACCTGCAGAAGTAGACATCCCCTGCTACCAAGCGTGGTATAGGTGTTCACATCTTCATTAATGCGACCAACGAATTTAAACGGTCTATCTACGGAACAGATGAAAGAATTCATCGCTTTCCGTTTCATCTTCTCGCCTTTCAAAATATCGTTTTCCTTTCCCCCTACAAAATCGCCTCTCTGAGCCATAGCCAAAGTGAGAGCCGGAATACTTTCATAAAAACGTAGCATAGCTTCAAATACCACGTCCAATTGCTTTATTGCCCTCTGTTTGACTGTACCATCTCTGCCGTAAGTAAAAGAAAAAACATCGTAATCATCATCCAGTTCTATGAAGTATTTGTAACCAAGTTTCCTTGCTATCTGAAAGCAAGCATTGCGCGCATAAACAATAGCTCTGCGATCATCAAAATTATCCGCTTCATCAAAAGTCTTTGCAATCTTCGGTTTATCGAACATTACAACGTTTTTATATTTCGCGTAATAATCTGCGGCCGCCTTATCTTCATTGTCTATCACATAAACAATTGGTCCCGTATAGCCACACTTCCGCAATGTCTTATCTGTGATGACGGAATCGGCACGGCCATGCGTCAGTATGAACGCTACAAAATCACTCCTCATCTTCAGTGTCCTCCAGCATTATTTCATAAATATCCTCCTTGAACCGAGAATAACCGTTCTCTATCGCCTTATCAAAATCTATTATTACCAGTGCAGATGCCTCCATCAGTTCCTGGACTTCTTTCTCTTGATGAGCATAGAACTCTGCTATCTGTCCGTAATCAAATACTATATGCCTCAATGCTGCTATCCGAAGAAATTCCTTCACACGGTCCGGGACATCTGAATCGTCTATTGCCGAAAGCAGTTCTTCATATTTACTTTTGTCATAGAGAGAATCTATTTCCGGGCATACAGGGCTTTTAGGCTCATACACCGGAGCTTCAATCTTTTTTGTGTATTTATTCCGGGCATCACTTTCACTATCTACCAGACTATCATAGTCAAAATCAAAGTTTAATCCCCAATCCATCAAAGACTCTGCATTCCACTCCTTCAATAGTTTTTCGTCCCATGTACCATTATTCACGTTATCACGGATAATAATCTCCCGTTCTCGTTCTTCTGTCAACCCATGAAGCAGAACCGTCGGCACGTCAGAAAGTCCTAGTTCCACACTGGCATCATACCGTTGGTTTCCGGCTATAATCACCAGTTCCCCAGTTCGATCAGAGAGTATGATGGGACGTGCTTCGAAGTAGTCCGGATTACTATGAATAGACTCTTTGAGTATCCGCATCTGCTCCTCTGATATGGTTCTGGGATTGTTACCCAGTTTTTTAAGGTCTTCTATTTTTCTATAAATTATCTCCATTGGCACACTATTTTACGTTACGAAAATAAAGATACCGAATAATCCACGAACGGACTATCTGGTATCAAAGAAGTTACTGACAAGATTTGGCAGAAGGTTTTGCTTAATATGAAAAAAGATATTAACTTTGAGACAAATCAAATATCAATATAAAAATGGAAATAAGTATATCTAAAGAAACCGAACGTTTTGCTGATTTCCTAAAACAAAAAGACAATGAGAACATTATCTTTTCTGGAGCTTTTGGAATAGGAAAATCATATTTTCTAAATAATTTTTTTAATCAGCACAAAGATAAATACACTGGAATATATCTAACCCCAATTAATTACTCTGTTGCTAATAACGAAGATATTTTTGAGTATATCAAAGTGGACATATTAATGCAGTTATTAGAAAAAGTCCCCTATGATTTTGAGAAACAAAAAATATCATTAAGCAATGCCGCATATTTTTATATGGTAAATCATCCTAAAGATTTTTGGGGGAATTTTTTTTCTATAGCAGAAAAAATTACTTTTGGCACAGATATCATAGACAGGTGTATCGCACTGAAAGAAAACATCGAAACATATGCAAAAGATAATTCGAAAAATGAAGAATCCCATGTCAAGAAATTCTTCGATAGCATTAGCATAGAGAAAGGAAGCATCTATGAAGATAATACAATAACTCAAATCATCCGTTCTATTGTATCAAGCACCAAAACTGATAATAGTCCCAATAAGCAAATCGTCCTCATTATTGATGATTTAGACCGTATCGACCCTGAACATATCTTTAGAATATTAAATATATTATCAGTACATAATGATTTTTGTGGTACTAAAGAACACAAATTTGGATTTGACAAAATCATTTTAGTATGCGATATTGATAATATAAGAAACATTTATAGTGCCAAATATGGAATAAATGTAGATTTCAATGGATACATTGATAAATTCTATAGTAAAGAAATATACCATTTTAATAATACAAATGAAATTATAAAAGCCATAGCACATATTCTTGCAACAACCAAATCAGATAAAGAAGTGGGTCTAAATAACAATAGCTATTATTCACATATAACCTGCTGTAGTATATTATCCGCATTTGTCAAAAATGGGTCTATTAATATAAGAACATTACTGAAATATATTAATAAAGATTTTAAAGGAGATCGATTGGTTTATATAGGACGAAGGAGAACACCAGTATATATGTCTCCCAATTTGGTTGTTTTCGATTTTATTCGGACAATGTTTAGCACAATAAAGGATATGGAATCTGCTATAAACAAACTTAATAAATCAAATTTCAGCATTGAAGAATCTGAGTATATTTTGAAAATATTTATAGCATTAGCTGATTATCACAATTTTGAAAAAGGTGAGTACACTTATTACAATAAAGAATATAAAGCAATAATCAATATCAATATAGGAATAGTAGACTTTGCAAAAGGAGAAGTACCGGACATTGACCCATCATTAGTACTGAAAGAAGCTTTCAATACATATAGCACTCTTTTTACCGAGGATGTAAATTAA